CGATCCCGGAAGACTACCCTGAAGCGAACCGCCAGGAGATCGAGGCTGAGTATCCCTACTATCTCGGCGGGTTCTATGTGGTCCGGGTCATGCAGGTGGTAGGGGCGACTCTTCTCGCGTACTGGGGAGTGGTGCTGTGACCTCCGGAAAGCCCCTCTCGGAGCGGGAGAAGGCCTGCATCGAGCAATGGGCCGAGGAGAAATACCCCTCGGTGATCGCCCGGCACCTTGGGGTCTACTATACCGAGGATAACGGCGGGTCCCGCAGCACGCAGACGGTCCGGAACTACATCCGGGATCTGAAGGCCCGGGAGCAGAAAAAGCAGAGGCAGGCCCGGAAGCCGAAGACGGCTTCCTGAAACTATCATTTTGGAAATTCAAATATATTGAACACTCCTTTATACAAGATAATGCCCGTCGAACGCCGACGCGAACTTCGCTTCGAACTCAGTCCAACCGCCCTCCAGGAGGTAGACGGCGGGCTCCTCATCAGGAACGCTCGCCTCCTTGCCGCCGGCACCTGGACTGATTCGCAGGTGCAGACCCCTCTCTTCTACCCGCCCGACATACTCCGGGCGAACGCCGGCAACTGGGCCGACAACTCGTACTGGTCCCGGCACCGCGGCGGAGTGCCCCGTGCAATCACCGAGAAGGTCGGCATCATCTCGAACCAGCGGTTCGAGGGTGACGCCATCATCGGCGACATCATCCTGCACGGCCGCACCCAGGAGAGCCGCGACACCATCGCGTACGTCCGGTGGGCACAGGAGAAGGGGATCCCGGTCTACTCGTCCATCGAGCACATCGGGCAAGAGACCTGGAACGAACGCGAACGCCGCTACGAACTGACCTCTCTGCAGATGGTCGGTGCGGCGATCGTCAACGTCGGGGCGTGCCAGACGTGCACCCTGCCCCGGGAGAACGAAGGAGAGCCAGACATGGCAGACGATCAGAAGATCAAGGAACTCGAAGCGGCCCTGAAAGCCGCCACCGACAAGGTCGCCGCCCTCGAAGCGAAGGCGACGGCTGCAGAGACGAAGGTCAAGGAACTGGAGAGCAAGATCACGCCTCCCGCCCAGGCGCCCGGCGAAGACCCGAAGGTCAAGGAACTGGAAGGGAAGCTTGCCGACCAGGCGAAGGCCTCCGAAGAGAAGATCAAGGAACTCGAAGCCGCGATCAAGAAACTCGAGGAGACCCCGAACCCGCAGACCCGGCAGACTAGCGGGGAGCAGCGGGAGCTCGAGCCGCCGGCCGCCGTGCACGTCGACCCGAAGTCCGGCGAGGTGTATGGCCTGTGATCGACGCAGGAACCATCGCCGTCGGTGCACTCGCGATCGTCGTGGCGGCCCCGCCCCTCTACGCCTGGGCGGACCGCTGGCTCGACCGCACCCGCAGCACTGAGGCAGATATTGTGAAAACGAAAGAAAAGGAGGCCTGAACATGGCAGATACTGACGCATTTCCCGAAATCAAACAGGTCCTGCACAACGATGGGCCCACCTATGGCTTCACCGCCGGTGCAGCGATCAAAGCAGGGCAGGTCGTCGCCTTCGCCACCACCGGCGTCTCGATGACTGTCATCCCCGCAGTTGCCAGTACGACTGCGGAACCGATCGGCGTCGCCATCATCCCGGCCGCAGCCGGGGCGCCCGTGACCGTCGCCCTCGTCGGCTCCATCGTGACCGTCTGCGAAGGCGCGGGTGTAGCGATCGACGCCGGAGACCCCGTCGCCGACGACGACAACGCGCTCGGCGGGTGCGTCAAGACCGCCGTCACCACAGCCACCGGCTACCGGATCGGCCTCGCCCTCGACGACATCGCCGCGAACGGCACCGGCAAGATCCTGGTACAGCCGCAGATCATCACCAAGGCGGCGTCCTAAGGAGTGAAACCATGAGCATGAGAACCACCGAAACCACCTACGCAGGCCCGCACGAGCGTCGGTTTGCTCTGTACCTCGAGCTTGCCCACGCCGGACCCGCCGAGACGAAGCGCATCCTCGAGACCAGGATCCCCCGGGAGCTGGCCGCGTACGACCACGACGGCAAGGTCGTCCAGGTCCGCGAACTGCTCAAGAGCGAAGCGATCGAGGGCACGACCCTGATCCAGACTGAGTTCTATAATACGATCATCGAGGGCGCCTCCCTCGCCAAGGCGATGCGGCAGGCCGTCCCGGTTGTCCGGATGAACTCGAACAAGGTCACTATCCCCTTCCGCAAGTCCGCGGGCTACATGAAGGAGGTGCCGGACGGCGCCGAGGCTCCGATCGACGAAGGAGACTACGTATCCCGCGACATCGCCGCAAAGACCTACCGTGAGCGGTCGCTGATCACGCAGAACATGCTCGCCGACTCGCAGTATGACCTGGTCGCTGAGGAGGCGAGGCACCACGGCGAGCGCGCCGAGAACACCATAAACCACGTTGTCCTCGGCACGATGCTGCAGGGCTCGGAGGATGAGCACGACACCGCCGGCACGGATCAGGGCACGAAGGCCATCGCCACCGCAAAGGGCAAGGTCCGGGCCGCAGGCTACAACCCCGACTCCGTGGTAATGTGCGTCGACGCCGAGACCCTCGTCGGCAAGGAGTACCTCCTCACGAGCCACACCGGGTCGCAGCAGGCGATCCTCGGCTCCCTGCCGCCGATGCTCGGCCTCAAGCCTCGGACTGTCGGGACGACGACGAGCAGCAGCACGTATACCTGGGGCTACACCGCCGACGGGAACATCGGCATGATCGTCTACGACAGCCGGGTCGCCGCAAAGATCGGCATGCGCCAGGACATCATGCTGGAGAACTACCGCGACCCTGTCCGCGACCTCGTCGGGGCTGTCGTCAAGCTCCGGTTCGGCGCGGTGGTCGGTCTCGGAGACGCCATCTGCAGGATCGAGTACTAGGGGAGATCACCGTGATCTCCTCCGCGTCGCACCCCCGGCTCTCGCAGATCCTCGTCGAAGAGAGCGACCGCGCCGCACGTGACGCCGCCCCTGACCTCCGGATCGACACCTCGCCAATCGACCCGCGGACCTCGCCGAGGCACAGAGCGGTCCGTCTGCAGGACCTGCCCGGGAGGGGCTGATGGCGTATTGCACGAAATACGACGTCATCCTGGAGAGTGGAACCTCGCTCGCGGAGGTGACGATCTCCTTCCTGATCGAGAAGGCGGACAAACGCATTGATGCCCTCCTCCTGGCGAAGGGTGTTGCTGGCACCCCCGGCGACCCTGATCTCGAGGTCGCTTCGGTGCACTTCACGATCGCCAAGATTATCGACCGCTCCAGGCTCACGAACGAGCGCACGAACTCGCTCAACCTCGGGGGGGACCTCACGATCGGGAACAACACCCAGAACGAGATCGACTACCACGAGCAGATCGCTCTGGCGGCAGTCCATCGCTATATCTCTCGCCTGACCACCGGGAAGCGGGTCAGCGTCAGGAGGGTGAACGGATGATCCCGCCCGCGCTCCTGATCCACACCTGCACGATCACGCACCGGGCGCCAAACAGCACGGTCGACGACTACGGGGTCCCGGGCGTCACCACGACCACGACAACGGGCATAAAATGCCGGTTCGTCGCTCCGAAAGGCGACCTCAAGGTACTTGAATCAGGGGAGCACGTCACCGCGCTGCCCGGCGTCTTGTTCCCACCAACCGTCGCGGTCACCGAGCGGGACATCGTCTCGGCCGGGCCTGCCGGGTTTGACAAGACCTACTCCGTCAAGGTGGTGAAGGCCATCTACGGCCCGACGACCATCTCGCACCTGAAAGCCGAACTGGAGGCGGTCGAATGAGCCTGCCCGAAAGCGGCCTCGGCGCTCTGACGGATCGCGAACTCCTGATCCTCATCTACAGAGAGGTGAACGCGATCGCGAAGGCTCAGACTGACATCGAGGCGCGTGTCCGCGTGCTGGAGGCTGCGAACAACCAGACGATTGGACGCACCGCCCTGGCAGGCGGCGGGTCGGGCGCGATCGGGGGCGGTGTTGCCATGATGCTCCTGCGGTTCCTGGGGTGGCTCTGATGCCGGAGATCAACGTCACCGGCGGGGACACCGTCGCCCGCACGCTCAAAGACCTGTCGGGCAGGGCGCTCTCCTCGATAGTTGAGGCTGTCTGGCAGAGCGAACTTATCGTAGAGGGGGAAGCAAAGCGTAGGTGTCCGGTCGGCGTCTCCCGCCCCGGCTACACCGGTGGTCGGCTGCGCGCCTCGATTGCGGCCGACGATCCAACGGTCCGCGGCGACCTCGTCGTCGGTATCGTCGGGACAAACGTCGAGTATGCTCCTTTCGTGGAGTACGGCACCGGGCAGCGGGGGGCGGCGTCTAACGTCGAGCATCCGGGCGAGTATGTCTACGGCCCGAAACCCGGCATGAGCGCTCACCCCTACCTCCGGCCCGCGCTCGACGAGAACGCCAACGAGATCCAGAAGATCCTCGCCGCCGGGATTCGGGACGCGATCAGGAGGGGCGGGACATGATCCAGAAAGCCATACGGAAGTTGCTGGTGAATGACCCCGCAGTGGCTGCAATCGTCGGAACCCGGGTCTACCCGATCCACGTCGACGGTGAGCTCACCCCCCCGTACATCAAGTATCTGACCGTCTCCGACGCCCGGATCTACCGGACGATCCGCCCGCCCCGGATGCAGATCTCCTGCTGGGCGGAGGACTACCCGACAGTCCGGGGACTGGCCGAGACCGTTATTGCAGCGCTTGACGACTATCACGGGGTCATAGACGGAGTGGCAATCGAGAGTATCCGGTACCTCAACGGCCCGGAACTCTACGAGGCCGAGACCCGTCTGTATCATATCCCGTGCGACTTCCGAGTAACTTATCGAGAGTAAAGACATGACTTTCCAAACCAGTGTGCAGAATCCGGACGCGATCCGTATCGGATCGTGCAAACTTGAGGTCGAGGACTACCCTGGGACGTTCACCAGCATGATTAACGTCGGCATCCTGAAGGGTGCGAAACTCACTGTGAACCGCCAGTCGATCACCATCCAGCCGGACAACGCGCCCGAAGTGGATGTGTCCGACCAGATCACCGGCGCCGAGGTTACGGCGACGCTCCATGAGTGGACGCTCGAAACGCTTGAAAAACTCGGGCTCGGGACCGTCACGACCGTGACCGGCACCGCCGTCAGCGGCAAGGTGCTCAACATCGCGAGCGGCGCGTGGGGCTACTCGCAGTTTATCCCTGTCACCGACCAGCCGAGCGCGACGATCGCGTCGGTCGCCGGGTCGACGGACTCGACGCTCGTTGCCGGGACCGACTACCACGTCATCACCGACGACGAGGGCGTCACCGGGATCGTCGTGCTCGGCTCGGGTACCGTCTCCACGACCGCCCAGGCGCTCACGATCACCTACGGCTACACGCCGATCGCGTCGAAGGCTATCAAACTCGGCGGCAAGGGCTCCACCCCGAAGTACATCGCCGTGCAGATGACCAACACGAACGCAGCCGGAAAGAAGTATCGGTATCGGCTGTTCAAGGTCAAACTGTCGAGCAACTTCGAGCACACGTTCACGGCGGACGCGAGCGGCGAGCCCGCCGGCATCCCGATCACCCTGACGGCCCGGCCCGACCCGGCGCTCGACGAGGCTGAGAACGTCATCCAGATCTACGACGAGCAGGCGGTGTGAGGATGGTCGAGATAATCGACCTCTCCACTGTCTCACCGGCGCCGGTGATCGTCAGGATCGGGAACGGTGACGAGATCGAAGAGATCGATCTCAGCATTGTCCCTGCCCGGGCGACGCTCCTCCTCTCCGAGGCGACGCAGCGTCACGGAGGATGGGATAAGATCCCCGACGACGAGATGGTCCCCGCGATCGCTGCCATCTGCCAGCAGTCCAACCCCACGATCACCGCCGAGTGGCTGGAGTCAAAACTGACCCGGCCGCAGCTCGCTGGCCTGACCCAGGTCATCCTGGCGCAGGCGTTCCGACCGTGGGGCAACCG